TACCGTCAGCTGAATCAATTGTGATCTGTGTTGGCTGTACGTCGTACGTAACACCGTTTAACCGGAATATTCCACCATAGGTTACATTGTACACATAGTCATCAATTCTTACCACCTGCGCGGGCACTATCCAGCCATCACCCTGTGTGTAGGCGACATAAACCACTGAGTCCTCGCCTTTCAGGTTCACTGAATGAATGGTGTCGGTATTAACGCCTCTTGTTACATACAAATAATATTTTGAGTTCCTGAGGCTATCATACAATTCTGGCGTCACTGCGCCAGTGTCGGCTGTATTTACGAGTAATCCCCTTATTGTCGAGTCATTGTCGGTGGTAAGGCCTCCACCCGTCACGTAGACGTGAAAAGGCTGAGAAACTCTTGATGGTATTCTGATTGTGTGCTGCGTACCCGAGCTGGTTATTCCGTAAGAGCTGGCCGTCGTATCGATCACAAAAGTTTGAACCGCTGCCGTCAGGCCGTTTATCTCAGTAATTCCCACGCTAGATCCTGGCCAGCTGAACGTACCTGTAGATGGATCATAGCTAAGCCCGCTGCCGGCGTGAAGAGTATTTCGTGCTGCTACTGTAAAATCTGTGATGTCAGCTGCGATGTGGGTGTGATTTTTAAAGGCATAAGCTGTGTCACCGATGGCCCTGAGATCCGTGTAAAAACTTGCCAAAGATCCGTTGCCTCTGACGTACTGATTTGAAAGACCCGACCAGGCAAATGTTAGGTTACCAGAGGAAGTAACAGGGCTGCCGGTTATACCGATCGCGCTGCCGTTAATCGACGCACCCACCGACGTCACACCAAGTGAGCCGCCGCTTCCGACTGGCACGTATTTTTGCTGAGTCGTGTCCCACAAGTAAAGGTTTGGCCCCTTGCTGGCAATCCAGGGCGTGTGCTTCATGCTGGCTGACAGTGGCACCGTGTCAGCTGCAATCCCCAATGAGTCCACCTTAATCACCTTAAACTCGGTCGGAGTGTTGTTCTTTTGAAAGGTTTGCGCATTTGAGAAAATGCAAGCAAAGATCAGTAATATTGAGATTATTCTTTTCATAGCTAAATTTTGATCACCCACATGACACCGCTGTTCACTGGCCTGGTCTCCGGGCCTTGCTTTGGGGTGATTGAAAAACCTGTGGTCAGGTCAAATTCATTTCCACCTGGGTTAACACTATCGACATTAACGACGGTATTAGAACCTGTAACCTTAACACCCGTCACACCTACTGGCACGTTCATAGCTTCATCTTGGAAACCGCCTGGTACGTTCAGCGCTCGTTGCGCGTCTGATCCACCCTCGGTCTTGACGCCACGCAAGAACAGGTTTCTCAAATCTGGTACCCTCAAGGTGTTGGTGTCCACGTCCAGGTAAAGCCCCTTGTTGTTGTTCCACACGGTGGTGTCTGAGACCAGTGAGCCGCCAAAGGTCTGCACCGCCTCCCACAACCTGGGGACGTCAGCCTTGGCATAGTTGGTCCCGTCACAGAAGATCTCATTGCGGTTAGCGATGTGAGAGTACCTCGCCACCGGGTGACCCAGGTCTAGGTACCGGTCACCAAAGTTGTTGAGCATGTACCACCCGTCTGACCCCTTGCGGAGCCAAAGGACCTCACCCACGCCCATATGTAGGTTTATCCAGGAGCTGTTGTTCATGTAGATCAGCTGACCTCCCTGAGTGGTGATCCGTTGCTGCACCGTGTTGCCGAGCACCGTCTCCAGGCACAAGAACGCGTTCTCCGGCGTCGAGGCCAGATCTGGCAGCGTCACCACGATGTGGGTGCCTCCACCCCGGATCTGGATCAGCTTGTTAGCATGATTGACCCCATTGAGCGTCTCATTCGCTGAGACCGTGACGATCCCGGTGATGAAAGATGAGGACAGCGCGGCTGGGCCTCCCGTGGTTGACATCAGCTCATAGATCTGCGCGTCGAACCGTTGACCCTCGACCAGCTCATACGGATCAGGGCTGCCTGGGTTGAGCATCTTGAAACCACCTGATAAGAGCTGCCAGTCGGTGTTTAAGATCATCGGGCGGCCTTCCAGCCTGAGAAAGTAGGTCTTTCCCTCCAGCTCAGGCCTGAGCACCGTGTCGCCGCCCGCCTCCGCTGCCGTGATGACGATGGGAAGCGTGTTTCCAACCAACGACGGGACCACCGTCCCTGTGCCCCCGGTTGTCATGATCGACTTCAAGGTCAGCAGATCGATGTGGACCGTCTTGTCGACCCCATTCATCCAAAGGGCGATCTCGTCCAGGAGGCTGGCAGCCCCAAAGACAGAGGCGTCCGGCAGCTCCGGGATCCGTTTCTTGAGGATAACGCTGGCTAGGTAGGCATCTACCTCAGCCTGGATCAGTGGGTCAAGAGGCATATCCGTGCAAACTATACTAGGCGTAGTTGGCGCCTTTATTTTGTTATGTAAAATGAGGCTGACTTATCAAGTTTTTTACCTCAATGTGAGAATTTATTACGGCGATCGGTAGGCCTTTCCGGTCGCTGGGTCTACCATGACCTGCACCAAGCCCGTCACCCCGGACGGTGGCAGGATCAAAAAGCCGTTGGTGATGTCCCTGGAGAACGTGAACCGCCCCAACGAGGCTGTCGCCCGGCTGTTGAGGGCCACCCGGCTGCTGATCGACGCCAGCTTGCCCGTGGTTACCAAGTCAGCTAGGGTAATCTGAAATTGGTACTCTTCAACCAGGTTGCGCGTCACTTGGATGATCCGGATCTTGCGGTCTAGTGCCATCTGGTCATCCTTGATCCAGATCATGTCACCAATCGCTACCACCCTGAGGTAGTTTTTCATGTACTTTGTGTCCATCACCGCCTGGATGGTATACTGCGGCTGAGCATACGTGTCCAGGTACTTCTGCGCCGCGGCCAGGAGCTCTTGCTCGGCAGCCTCAATGTAGGACGTGGGAAGCTGGATGTTGGTGATTACGTACTGGTCGCCGATCGCCGGCCTAAACACCGGCCCCGGGATCTCGAGCAAGGTCTCATTTTTGTTCTTCAAGACCACGATCGTCTTGGTCGAGTCGTCATAGGTCGAGATGTCCAGGGTGTAGCCTGCCAGCTGGCCTGTCATAAAGGTCACCTGGGCGGTCAAACCTGGCAGCAAAAAGGCATTGAGGTCAAAGTCGATCCCCGTGTCGACAAACTTGAAAGGGTCAGAGGCGTCCACCCCGGTCACGGTCCCGGTCCGGTGCGGGTAGATGTCGTCAAAGTCAATGGTGCCTTCAATGATCCCAAAAAATGAGATGTTCTTCTGCACGTACACTCGCTGCGCGGCGGGCAGCTGCGGGAAGGGTTGGTTGGCCCGGGCCTCAAATGTCGGTGAGGTCACGCCCTCGCAGGCGCCGCCGTGGCTGATGATGGTAAAGGTTACCCCAAAGACGGCCCTGGGGATGATGGCCGGCCCCTCTGGCAGCACGGTGATCGAGCCCGTGGCCCCGGTCAAGGGATAGGTGTACTGCACCTCGACGCTGGTCACGTCTGGATCATCTGGCGCCGTCCACTCGATCCGGAGGTCGTAAAACCCGAACACCCCGCTTCTCCCGCTAGTCTCAAAGGTCCAGGTGATGTCCGACGGCAGGCAGGAGTTCAAGGTCACGATAGCCGGCGGCAGGTGCAGCCGTCGAGACCCCAGGGGTTGATAGTCTGTCGGCAGGTTTTTCTCAGAGCCATACGCGTAGAGCCGGGTGACGATCTTGGTCGAGTCGATGTTGACCCTGTTGATCTCCTTGAGCCCCAGGTTATACCCTACCTGGTAGGTGTAACCGGTGTCATTGGACCGCTTAGCCAGGTGAATGGTCTTGCCTTCAATCCTAAACTCGGTGTCAAACTCCTCTGCTAAGCGCACGAGCGCGTCATAGCAACTTTCGTTCTTAAAGCTCAAGTTCTTGTAGTCGGTGGCGATCACCTCACCCTTTATCCACCCGGTGTCGATCCGGCTGATGTTTGAGATGATCAGGTCCACAAACGTGTTGGCGTTTCCGGTAAGGAAGAACTCACTCTCCTTGAGCAGGTTATCCGGGCCCAAAAAAAGGTACTGGGCGTTGGCCAGGTCATGGCCTTCAGCCATCATCTTCAAGGTGTACTCAAAGTGATTTGAGCCTGTCTTCTTGACCACCGGAAGCTCCCGGAGCTTATAGCGCTCCCCAAAGACCGTGCAATAGTCTAAGATCGCAAAGCTGATGTAGTTGGGGTTTAAAAAGTGAATGCTAAGCACGTTATCTCCCATTATGGTCTTGGCCTGCTGGCTGTCATTTGAGAGCTTGACTTCCCAAAACACATCTGCCCCTCTCATTATGGTTACGCTGTCCATCTTATGTGATTAAAAAGTCGCCATTGTCACCGGCGATAAAGGTGTCTAGGTTTGCCCCATCACCTAGCTGCGGTTGCGGCTCCAGGAGTACCAGGGTAAACTGGTGGATGATCAGGTGCTCTGGGATGTTCCTGAGCGTCTTGGTCGCAATTTGCTCATAGCTTGAGCAGCTCTTGAAGAGGCAAAAGTAAGACCTGCTTTGATGGCCAGTGATGGTGACCCGGCTCGTCCCTGGCTTCATCAGCTCCACGATAAAGGCGTTGTGCTTCAGCCAAAACTCATCCTCGGTCTCGGTGATCCCCCAGATCCTTAAGGTGATGGTCCTTTCCTTAAAGAACTTTTTAGTCGTGTCAATGTCAACTCCATGCTGATCTGGCCAATCATTGGTGATTGCTTCCTTGCTGGGCGCGTACTGTAAAAAGTCGGCTGTGCCCTTTTGGATCGCCAGGTTGTAGGTCAACCAGAGGTCCTGGCCATTTAAATACCAATATCCTTGAGGTCCACTCATGTTTAGCTTATTTTAAAGGCTTTGGTGCCCAAGGTGACATCGGTGACAAGGCTCAGCAGTCGTCTTAACTCTTGAACGGTGTCAGCCGTGTTGCTCTCAATGTTGTTCAAGTTGGTCAACGCTGACCGCTGGATCTCCCGGATCTCGATCGTGGCGATTCGCTGACCCGCAAACTGTCCGGCAAGCAAGTTTCCGGTGTCTTCACTCATCGTTCTGAATGCTCCTTGCAATGTGTTCTGACTGGCCGTTGCCGTTGAAGTAAAGTTTATTCCCGCTATCTGTTCGAGTTGCTTAAACTGCTGATCGGCGTTTGCAATGATTTTGGCAAAATTATCTTTTAGTTGGGCAATATCTGTTTCAGATAGCGTCTGATCGCTAGAAGCCGCTGCAAAGTCATCAAAGAATTTTTGTAATGGTTCCTGCAGGTACTTAAACTTGAAAGTGTTCAGCATCGACTGCTTCATGAAGTCTTCAAATGTTCCTGCAAAGTCGGCAATAGTGTGCTTTCCTTGCGCGAACCCTTCAGTGATAGCATCCAAAATAGCATCTGACGTTGTGCCGGTGAATAGCTCTGCAGCTTTTTGTTTATTCTCTTCGAGCAGGGCATCAATATCAGCACCCTCTTGCCTCAACTTTTGCAGCTGTTCGAAAAGTTCTTTCGCCTTATCAGAAAGTTGGCCCTGCATGAATAACTGTTCAAGCTCGTCGAATGACTTGCCGGCAAGAGTTTCCATCAACTCTTTTATCGTCTTCGTCTTCAGATTGCCCACACCCGACAAGCCTTGAAAGATCGCACCGATATTTATTTTTTCCTTCTCAGTTAGACCTGCTACAAATTGCTCGTTGTGGATCTTGTCCAAAATTTCCTGAAACGAATCTTTGACAGCATTGCTTTGGCTCTCTAATAGTTTTTGCTGATCCAAAATGCCCTGCAACACTGTCTTGTTTGCCAGCACAGACTCCCTTGCCCGTTGCCTCAAAAGTTCTTGGTAGGCCTGCTCACCTTCTATGATTTTTGTTTGAAAGTCAAGTATTTCCTGCTCTACTCTTTTCCTTTCAGCTTTATTTTTTGAAAAACTGTTGATTATGTCTGACAATATGTTAACTACTGAACCAATGCCTCCAGCAATATCACCTGACGAAAAATCAGTAAACGCTGTTATGGCTTCATTAGCAGTTTTTGCCGCTTGTGACAGCCCTGAAATTAAATTGGCAAGGTCTGAATTTACCTCCTTCAAATCCGTTGCAAGTGTTCCGAGCCCCTGACCAATAGCGCCAACAATTTTTGCAAACTCATTTAGTTTATCAATTGAAGTTTTTATGACCAGGTTTGTGTGGTTGGCCTCGGCCTGTGCAATCTTGGCATCCAGTTCATTCACCTGCCGTTCCAATTCATTAGCGTCACCGTGGCCTCGCTCAAGATCCTGAAATATTATCTGCCTTTGCTTCTTTAATCCATCGAGCTGAATTTGTGTTTGCTGAATTTGCGCCTCTTGTTTTTGACGGATTGTTGAAAGAGGGTTCTCTATGGTTGATTGTAGTTCCGCCGTAGCTGCATCGGCCTGTGATTGAATTGTACTTAATTGCTTTTGTAACAGGTCCCTGAAAAAATCATTTTCCAACTTTCTTTGATCGGCCAGGCTCTTCGCCCTGATCTCTTTAATCTTCGCCTGAAGTAATTGCTCGTTTTTAATTTGAGCTTTAGCGTCCTGAATATCCAGTGCTTCCTTTGCTTGCAACTCTGCTTTTCTTAGAGATAGTTCTTCGTCTGTTCCCTGTTGAACAAGCGCTAGCCTTGTTTCAATGCCTGCAATCACTATCTCAGCACTCGTTTTATTAGCTTCGATAGTAAATTTTTTGTCTAACTCAAACTTATCCTTTGCTGCCTGCGCGTTAATCTCATTGATCTTTGCCTGATTAGTTCCGGCCTGCAGTATTTCTTCTTTTGCAGAGGCGTCAATAAGTTGCTTTCTTAATTTTAGTTCCTCATCACTACCCTCTGTTACAAGTGTCAACCGCGCATTTAAAATAGATTTTTGATTTTCCAGTTCCTGACGTTGCTGCGCTAATTGAAGATTATGCAGGTCAAGTGCTAATTGCTCTTCAATTCTTTTTCTTTCACCGGCATTATCCTTAGCAGCAACTATTTCTTCATGTGCGGCGGCAATGATGGCCTTTCTCTGTGCTTCAAAGAATTTTGCACTTCCCTCTTCGCCGGCTGCCTGAAGTGCCAGCACAATTGCTTTGGCTGAAGCAGTAATGTTTTTTAGGGCCCTTTCGGAAAACTCCAAATTCAGGTCGTTCATTGCCGACTGAAATTTTCCTAAGGCGGCCAGGGCATCAGCATTGGGCATGCCGGTTGTCGCATCGTTTATTGGATTTCCTACCTCATCAAATAACCGGCGATCTTTTTTCGCCTCATCAAGTTCGGCCTGTATGAATTTTTTTCGTTCATTCAGTTCCTGAGCAAAACCTTTCTTAGCTACATCTACCTTATACTGGGCCGCTGCCAGTGCATTCTTTTTGTCTTCCTCATACGCCTTGGGATCAAAGGGCTTAGATTGAAATTTGTCGAGATTAGCTTGAACGACCTTAAGCCCAGCAATTATTCCGTCAAACATGTGAGAGTTTCCACCCTTTGAGGACAGGTCAGTTAGCCTGTCGATTTGCACTTGTATGGCATCGGTAGTTGTATTCATTTGCGCATTAAGATCACGCTGTGTGCCCTGGGCTGCCTTAAATGCTCCGTCTGCATCTAGTGTCGCATCGTGAACCTCTTTTTGTGCCTGCGCAACTTTGAAATTTATTGCCTGAAGTTTTCCAGACTCATTGGTCAATAGTCCCTGGAAAAATCCAATATTTTTACGGCTTTCGTCTGCTGATATCTGCTGAAATTTATTCAGTTCAATTTGTGCCTCAAGAACTTTTTTCAATCTGTCCTTATAAATCTCTTCAGCAGCTGCGGCTGTAGCTTTTTTCCTTATAAGTTCAATCTGTTTTGCAATAGCCTCAGACGCCCGGCCAGTTAAAATATCTTCCTGCTTAAGGTTTGACAGGTATTCAGGATATTTTGCCCTCAGTTCATTGATCGCCCGCCCGCGCTGCTGGTCTGTAGAGTTTAAATCTTCCGCCTGTGATACCAGTAGTGCTATGCTTGCCTGTTCGTCTGCAATGGTGTCGGCCGCCTTCTTTCTGGCATCATTTAAAGCCTCTTCCTCTGCCCTTGCGCGACGTGTGGCGTCACTAGCCTTAAAAATTGTATTTGCAAGGATCTGATAGGCCCCATATAAAGCCACTATACCAACAAGAATAAGTGCCACAGGATTTGCCAGTAGGGCCTTGTTAAGACCTTGCTCAGCGACCGTTGCCGCCTCCGTTACTTCAATTCCTGCTTCCTTTGCAACGTTTGAGGCAATCGCGGCTGTTGTTTCCTCTTCCAGCGTTAATGCATTGGCCTTTCTGAATTTTTGCTCCAAAAAGATATTAAGGGCACTTTCTTTACTCAATAGAGCTGAAATTTCCTGAACACCGTTGAATATCGTTTGAAGGGCAATGAGGTTCTTTGTGATCTTGGCCGTTTCTTCCTCATTGTCATTAAACAGGCCTAATGTACCAGCCACTGCCTCAACTCCCCCTAGCAATCCCCTGAACCCTTGCCCAAGTGCTGCCAGTCCTGGGGCTTCCTCGCTAGTAAGTGATAATGCCTGATTTACATTTTTCATGGCATGCTCAATCTGTGAGGCTTCAGCAAGTAGTTTTTTAAATTGTGGGTTTTCGGCACCTGCACCTGCTGTGGCAAGTTCTGTTAACTCGTTTCTGATTTGCCTGAGCCGTGTAAGAGGAGCAAGTTCCTTTTGTGACATCGTATCAAAGGAGGCTGATACTGTGTCAATGGCTTGTTGTAATTGTTTTATCTCATCGGGTGCAAGATTTAGTCTACCAAGATTTTGTTGAATGAATTTTGTTACCGATTGTAGTTGTTTAAATTCATCGGTTGTTGATTCTACCTGATTTTGTAAATCACTGAGTGCATGCGGGTCTAGCTTTGCGCCTTGTATTCCTTTAGCAAGTAAATTTTTTATGGTAATAGAAGCCGTCGAAAACTTTTGTACTAGCTCATTCACACCCTTCCCACCAACATTTGAAATGATCTTTGAAGCCTCGTTCATTTGAGCAAGCAGACTCTCGGTGTTCAGGTCAATCTGAGCGTCGAACTCCAACGGTCCACCAGTTACTGAAAGTGCCATTAGTTAAACCATTTTTTATAGTCCTCACCTGCAATTTCCTCATCCACCTCTTCTTCGTCCTCCTCAGCATCTGTCTTGTGCTGCGGGATCGTCGCCAGCAGCATCACCAAATTTACGTAGCTTATGTCATGCAGCACATAGTCAAAGGTAAATCTAAAGTACTTTATGATACCGCCGACAAAGTGCCAGGGGCTATGCTGCTCCCCTGAGTCTGTGGATTCACCTCGCTTCCTTCTACACTCTTCGCACTTGCATGACTTTTCGTCTCCAGTGTGTTTAGGCTTCTTATCGAGGCTATAGTAGTTATAAAATTTAAGACTGACATCTGATGCAGCACGATCTTCAAGGCTGTGGTCATATCATCCTTGGCCAGGTTGAAGAAGAAGGTATCGATCAGCTTTTTGGACGGGTCCTGCCGGCTCTCAGTCACGGCGATCGCCACGATCTCCGCGCAGTCCCTGCCATGGTTGATCATCAGCTTCAAGATCCCGTCGGGGGTAAAGTCGTTTAGCGCGATGGGCAGGAGCAGCTTTGAGATCTTTTGAAGTTGGTTAAGCGTCAGGGGATTGATCGAAAAGCTCCGCTTTTTAGGCATGAGCCTTAGGCGCTGCAACAGGCGCTGCCACCACGTGTGAGCCGTCACATCTAAGTCAAAGGTGATCGCCTTTTGGGTGACCGCGTCCGCTACCTTCTTCAATACCTCAGTCTCGTCTTGCATAAAATTATCTTTAAAATTAAAAAAGGGCAGCTGATTTAGCCGCCCTTCCTACCTTATTAAATGCTTGCGTTTTAACCTCGTTATGCCGCTGGTGCGATAAACCTGGCCACTGGTTCACTGGTCTTGGTGGGTTTAAGCATCGTGCCCGTGATGTCAATCTGGGCCAGCGCGGTCTTTTTCAAGTTCCACTGCATCCTGGCTGAGATGCTCATCCTGGGGATCAAGATCTGCCAACCATCTTTGGTGATGATTTCCACCGACCTCTCAATCACCGGTAAGCTATCTGGCATGTCCCAAGCGGCTAAGCCAGCTCCCACGGTAGCGACGGCGACTGCAAACCCTGAACCGGTGCCACCTAAGTTTGTGTTGGCGGTAGTGAGCGAGTCGGCGGCGGTGTAACCAGTCCCACCATATGTGATCGCCACGGCTGTTACTACCCCACCCGCGACGGTGATCGTCGCACGTGCCCCGGTCCCGGTACCCCCGGTCAAGGGAACATTGTAGTAAGTACCATTCACATAACCTGAACCGGCGGTGATCGCCCCGGTCGTCAAGACCGAGTTGGTCACAGCCGCGACGGAATTACCCCACAGCCTTGCCAGGACATCCAGGTCCACGTTGTATGTCGACCACGCTAGTGTTTTGGCACCCGGCGCGGACTCAATAGAGTAAAAAGGATTGTCACTCTCTTCAATGATGAAGTCGGTCTTCGTGCCCTCAGCCGTGGTAAGCGCGGCAGAGTCACCGACGGTCGCCCCGAGCTCTGAAAGCGCGGTGCCCATGCCACCATCTCCCGCGATGGCGCCGAGCCTTAAAGAGGTAAGTCCGATTGATTTTTTTGCCATTTTTTAAATATTTGAGACGTAAAATTGTAATCTTATGTTGAGATAGTGAAAGTTGCTCTCGCTATCTGGTACTAAAAGTTGTTGCTGCACGTCACAGGTAAAGCTCCCGCTGATCCAGTCCGTCAACGCTGGCATCACGATCGCCGCGATGGCCTTGAGCCTGGTCAAGTTTGGGACCCGGTTTTCCTTGCCGTTTACCGTCACGACGGTATCAGGCACGTAGCAATTTACATTGGCCACGGCTCGTTGCAGCTGCTCATTGGTGATGGGCAGGCAGTTGATCACCAGGTCTTCCAGGTCTGAGTCTACGGGTCGTTGGTACTTGTAGATCTTGCCTGATAAAGTGCTCAAAGAACTAACGGCTTGCAGCCGGGTGTTTATCGCGTCCACGATGTCCAAGGTCGTTTTCATGCCACCTTTTTCTGAATAGTTTCAATCGCCTCTTTCAAGGAGCTGACCGCCGTCTGCGAGCTCCCGGTCAGCACGTCATAGCCCTTCGACTCAACGGCCGCCGCGTAGTGCATGCCTGCCACCACGATCAGGACCAACCCCGTCGGGAACCGCTGCTTGGCCTCCTCTAAGAGGCTCATCGCTGTCTGGATCCCAGTCGAGCCCTGCTTTACCTGTGTAAAGCCGCTGGCCGAGTATTGCTGACCATTTCGAAGAACTACATAGCCAATCGACGACCTCAAATTGCCGGTCCGGTCGGTGTAGCTGCCATTGTTGCGGGCGTCGGTGATAAATTGCTCGCCAATCCTCAAAAGTCGTAATAAGATCGCCTCTTCAATCCTGCCTGCCTTTTCTAAGATCATCCGCTGGACGTCGGCCTTGGTAAACTTTGGCTTTACACCCATATCCTTGTATTTAGCTGGCCCCGGTGAAACCTCAGGACCGTTTGCTTAAACGTCTTATCCGCGATCCCCGGCCTCTTCTCCACGATCGTCACGTCCGTCCCCTCGGGGATGATCGGTGCCGTGATCGGGAGATACACGATGCCCGAGTAGCTTACTCTTTTCCCGTCTGCCACGGTAACCATGGCAGAGCCACTCGCTGACTCATACCGGCCTTGTGCTTGGACGGTGCTTCCCGCGCCGCCGGGCGTCCACTCCCCAGAGCTGAGGGTTGCCTCAGCCGGGATGGCAAAGCTGATCGTATCAGGGTATTGCGTTACCACCACTTCTCGCTTGTGATCTTTGGCACGCTGCCCCCGCCCAGTGAGGCGATGAGGGCCTCAATGCCACTCCGGTCATAGGTGATCGAGTACCCACCCTCTGACACTGAGCTGACCAGGATCGAGCTTAGGACTGCCACCGCTGCAAGGTTTACCTGATCCAGGTTTGCCGCGGTGTAGGCATCCAGGCCCGAAAGGCCCTGATCCGTAAGTGCCTTTTCAAGCGAATTTGCAGCGGCCGAATATTCGCCCAGCGTCGCTTGTAAGGCTTGGGTATTGGTCACGTCAAAGAACTTTTATAGTTGCGTCTTCAAAATAAATAAGTTGCTTGCCCCGTTCAACACCGGTGTCGCGTAGGCCATCCCCTTGGTGATCATGGTGATCGGGTCTTGCTCAGCGTACACCTTGACCAGCACAAAGTCGTTGTTTGACTTTTGCGAGTCATCGATGGTGACGAAGTCGTCCGCCGTGGTGGTCCACTGCACGTTCCCTACCTGCCGGGTCTGGGTAAACAGCACGTTGCCATCCTCCCAACCGGTCGTGGCGGTCAGCACCCCTGCCTTGCTCTCTAAGTTGATGATCGAGTCCCACAAGATGATTGTGGGAAGCCCCGCTGCCCTGAGTGTCGTGTTGACGGTGTCAAAGTTCGGGATCTGCGTAAGGCTCAGCGCGTTTTGCGCGAACGAGGCCGCAAATTTTTGCACCTCATCAGTCAGGACCATCCGGTCAAAGGTCGCGCGGTCCATGATCGCAAACTGCAGGTTGATCCCCTTCGCCCTGGCCGCCGCTAGCTTGGTCTTAAAGTCGGTGATCGGTTTGGCTGAGGCCGTCGTGTCCCAATCAACGGCGGCATTGGTGATGTTACCCCCTGGGATGCCGAAGTCGACATCTACTGAGGTAACCACGCCCGCCTCGTTGTTGACGATGGTCAGCTTGTACTTGCCCGTGGAAGCCACACGCTTGGCGAGCCATTCCATCCGGGCATTGACCCCGTCCAGGACCGCGGTGGAGTCACCGTAGATCCAGTCGATGATCCGCCTGAAGATCTGAGCCCTGGCACCAACTGAGTTCGCGTTGTTAACCGCTGCCTGCAGCTGCCGGAAGATGTTCAGGTCACTTTCTTTCTTTACCTTGGCAATTTCCACCTTGGGAATGTCCCCGGTCACCTTGCCAGGCAGGTTGCGCCCTTTTCTCGGTGCGCGCGAGTCAAAGGCCACGACGTCAGCAGCTACCTTAGCTGAAAAGTCAGCCTGCAGGGCCTCAAACGTCAGGACCGGAGTAAACAACGACGGGAAGAAGCTCTTAAACTGGAGATCCCCTAAGTTATACTCATTGATGTACGCTTGCAGCTCCGCCGCGCTGAACGAGGGCACAAGTTTGGTGATGTCGATTGCCATGATTATCTAAGTTAAATTTTTTAAATGAATGTTATCTTTGGTAACGCCGTCTTGTAGGCCGCGATGTCATCCACGTCCAGTGGCGCACCTGGTAAAGCGTCTAACCTTACCACGCCTTCAATTACCACCCCGACTGAGTTGTTACCGTTGGCCGTGACCAAAGGCACACTCGCATGTGTCAGCCCAATGACAGCCCCGGGGGTGCCATCACCCGTGCCCACCACGATGGGGTGGAGCCCGGTGGTCCCATCCTTGGGCCCGACAAACGTGCCCGCGGGGATGATCCCATCTGAGTTGGTGAAGCCTGAGATGTCGAGCCCGGCGCCACCTGCTAAGGTGTCGATGACAGACTCAAAAATTACCTTGTCAAATCCGCCGGCGGTTACTACTCTGCTGTTCATAATGATTTTTTAAATAAAAGTTATCTTTGGTAACGCCGCTAAAAACTCGGCGTCAGTTACTGCTAAATTTGAGGCCAGGGTCGCCACTGGGACCCCAAAGCCCGTGCCTGTGCCACCCACGTCCGCTGCCAGGACATGGAGCACATCTCCCACCGTGTAGCCCTCACCACCTGAGGTGAGCGTGACCGAGGTTACCGTGCCACCGCCGCCCACCACAATCGTGGCTCGTGCGCCGGTGCCCGTGCCACCCGTCAACGGTTTATTAGTATAGGTGCCAGGGGTGTAGCCTGAGCCAGCCGTGATCACGCCAAAGGTGGCGATCTCATCTACCGCGAAGGCGGAAGCGGCGGGTAAGGCCTGCTTGCGGGCCACGCCCTGCAGCACCACCCCTACCAGGGTATTATCAGTGATCGGAACCGTGTGAATGGTAAGCCCTAATGGCGGCAAGCTAAAGACCGTCGCCGAGCCTGACTTCTGGACCTTGACGACTGGGGCAATGCCCGTCGTGCCGTCACGGTAGCCCACCAACGTGCCGGCGGGGACGATCCCGTCCGAGTTGGCGAAGTCTGAAAGATCCAGGGTGACGCCGCCTGCCAGTGTGTCCTTGACGGACTCAAAGACCAGCTTGTCAAAGCCCCCGGTGGTAATTACGCGACTGTTCATGGTTTTTTATTTGCCTCTGCCTCTTGTTTTTTCTGCTTCATCGCCTCTTCAAACTCAGGTGACAGCTTTTTTTGGCCCCCGGTCCCACCGCCTGCGGCAGGTGGGGTGTGGCCATTTAGCAAGGCCTGATTGTTGGTCTCTTGCGTAAAAGCGTCATAGTCTGCTTTTATTCCATCCACGAAAGCCTCGAGCTCGTCTTCTTTTTCAGGCAGCTTGCGCCCCTTGTAAAAAACGGGTGAGATCCCCTTTAGCTTTTCATGCGTGGTGACACGTTGTTGCATGGTTTGCTCCAACTTTTCACGTTGCAAGGCAGCCAATTCTTGAGTCAACTTTTGATTTGACTCAATCAAGGGCTTAGCCCAGAGCGGGGGTTCATCATTTTGAGTTGTGGAACTAGATTGAGCTGCTTCAGTCTCAGATTTCTTTGGCTCTTTTAATTTTGCCTGAAGATCTCTGATCTTGTCATCCGACTTTGCGAGATCTGAAAATGAGATCACATCGTTCAAAGCGTCTAGCTGTGCGTCAATCTCGTTTTCGTCTGTCACCTTGGGAGAAAGTTTGTCCGCGATCGCGTCCAACCTTTTTGCGGATAGGTTTACATCCGGGAACTTAGCCTTAATTCTGGCTATGATTTTTTCCTTCATTTGAAAAGAACTTGGTTGTTAAAGTCGTAAAACTAGGCTTGCAGCTGGACAATAGAACAATTGACGCACATAAGATGGGCAATTGTTATCAAGAATGGCTAAATTTAAGGTGTGTTGCACTACTCAGGCGATAAATTGGCCCTGGAATTAGGCGAGGTGGCTAAAGACCTCATTCAGATCTATGGAAAACCAGCAAGGTTGATAGATCAGACCGGAGAAACGGTATTTTTATCACCGACTCACGTCGAGGTGCCCTTTTATGACCTTCAACGGGGCCGGATCAGGCACGCCAAGTTCGAGTGGCTCGCTGAACAGTGGGTCTTTACAGACCTCACTGGTTAAACTTGTGACCGTTGACCGGCATGAACAGCAGCTTGCCCTCCTCGACGAAAAACTCATCATGCTTTAGGTAGATGATCTCACCCGAGGCCACTATCTTCACCTTCATCCGGATCTTGAGGCCTTGCTGGTTGTCGGGGTGACTGATGAGGTTATTAGGCCCCACCATCTCCAGGAACTTGCACCGTTTCCGGTAGTGTGGGTGGCTCTCCTTGATGACTATCACGTACTTACGGGCTAAAAAGTCCGTCCACTCGGTCAAGGTTAAAAATTTTTTACCAATCATGATTTTGTAAATTGTGGGTTGTCCTTCATCCAGTAAGGGGTGCTCTTCCAGCCCTCGATCCGATCACGGTTCTTGGTCAGGTACTTGGTAAAGTTGCTGGGTGGGGCCTTGATCATCGAGGCCGTCGGCCTGGCCGTCCCAGCCAAGATCGCGTCCTCTAGCTTGTCGTATTCTACGTCCGAGATCTGGATCGCCGTCTGATAACAGAGACACCTCGGGTGCCAGCCACGAAACAAGAACGTCTTCGGGTAGTTGCCCTTCAGGGCGTCACAGATGTCAAACTCGGGGTGGTTCTTCGACAGGTGGATCTCGATCCCCTTGACGAAGGGGAGGGTCTGCCACCGCTCCCAGTCCGCGGTCCGGTATGCCATGTTGGTCTCGGTGGCCGTGAGGCGCAACGCGTTTTGATAGCTGGACCGGTAAACGCCTTGACCTGGGTGGTAGTTGCGGGCCGCCTTGCTGAGCTTTAAGGTTCCATCATCCTGACGTACCTTACGAAAGAGCCGGTCTGGCTCATTCAAGTAGCGTTTCAAGTCTGAGGCCATCTCGGCCGCGGACCGGCCTTCTGAGATCCCCACGCCCAGGGCCGTCTCTAGCTCGGTGTGGTAGTTGTCCAAGGTGCCCCAGACCTTGGCAGACAGGTTCAGACCTTGGTCCTTGCGCTTCAAGAATTGGTCCAGCGCTGGCCTGTTGGGGTCATACAAGATCGACCGGGCCTTCTTGTTGGGAGTCTTGCCCGCCAGGCGCTTGTCGACCAGGACGTTGTTCTTCAGGTTTGAAAAGTTCCAAGAAGCCTTGATCCCGTTCACCGCCGTGGTGTAGATCTTGGCGTGCAGGGTCTTTACTTGGTTGTTGATGCGGTTCGAGAGCTGCGGGTAGTCCTTGAGCTCAAAGGTTTGACCATTCCAGTCAATTTGGGAGTAATTTATCGCTACTTCATGGATCGCGGACTCATAGATCTTCTTCACCTGGTCTTCTAACCGGTTAAGGTTCGCCAGGTGCTGCGCTTCGATGGTCTTATCATCGGGCATCTAGGTAGGTTGGAAACGGTTATTTTGATATTGCTCAAACTCAGCCATGCGCTTTTTAACCTCTTCCACCGACGAGGCCACGTTGACGTACAGCTGAAGATCCAGGGTGCTAAGGTGATTTCGATCATCGGTCATCGTGAGCTTTCTGGAGCCCTTAACCGTGCTTAGCATGACCTCGTTTCCGTCCTTGTCTACCACCTTAAGCGGTAAGTTGTCATCGCCCACGATGACCCAAAGAGCGTTTGAGATGATTCTCATCTTTGAATTGTAGATTCCCATAAAAGTTTTTACTTATCTGTGATCATGGTAAACTCACCTTGTTCTTGCATGAGCCTGTCCCAGGTCTCGCAGGGCATCCAGGTCACGTGAGGATATGATAAACCCCAGCTGTTGAGAAATGGGATGGCGCCGCGTTTCTTGTAGGCCTCGTTCTGCAGTACTGAGAACAGGTCGTCGATCTTCAGCGCCCAGCGGTTCTCGGAGATACCCTCAGCCGCCAGCGCAGTTAGCTTATCTCTTTCTTGCCAGGCCAGGTCTTTCATCTCCTTAGCCCAGGGCACATGCCCCAAGGTCCTTAAGATGTCCATCGCAGCCCGCACGCTCGTGCCCTCGCCGTCGCCAGCGTTGGTCTCAGCCCACTCATCGACGGTCTTAGCCAGGTCCCAGAGCCACCAGGGATTAAACTGCTTGCGATTGAGCAGCGACATGGCCCTCGAAGAGCCAAAGCCCACACAAGCACCTTCTTCACCCTGGTTATAAAAGAGCTGCCAACCAGTGGCGTCGGCAGTGGTCAGGTGAGGCATGCAAACACAGTGGCCTCCTCTGACGTACCCGAGCTTTTTAGCATTGAGACCCACCCAGTACATGCGACCTTTTTTCACCGGTGAGTCAAAGTCGCTGTACCAGTTGATGCCTACGACGACGGGCTGAGGTTTCATGACGGCTAGCTGCGCCGCCCTCAGCGGGTATTTTTCAACGTGCGTAAAATCAGTTGGTATTTTTCTCCCTAATGCTTTTGCCATAAGATTTGTTTTGATCTGCTATTCTTTTTAACATCTCTTCCTCAGTTTGTGCTATATTAACGTACAATGTGGTTGTTAATTCGTTTAGCGTATATGTATTGATTGATGGCCTCAGCTTCCAGGCGCCTCTTTTTACATTTAGGCTTATCTTATTTCCATTGCGATCAAAAGTTTGTAACCTTCCATTTACAATGACAACCCAAATACCACCAATAACACGGTCTCTCATTGTTCTTTTTCCCGGCAGCCAAGTTGTGATAAAAAATGCAATTCTACTTAGCACAGCATTATTTAATATTCTAAGTGGGTGTATTCTCCAAATAACGAGCTTATACCAAGGCACTTTCATAATGAGGCATTTTTAAAAAGGGCCCACCCACAGTGTCGAGGCAGGCCCTAGTTTGGAATTGCTCAGGTTGGATTTTTAACGATCATCCTTGCTTGTTGAAGATCCAGGGGTACCTCGGTCCCCTTGAAGTCCTTGTACTTCTCCTCAATAATTTTGGTCGCCTGAGCGTAGCTCATGGCTGTTGAGTAGGGGTTTTCAAGCTGGTTGACGTTGTGGCCACCTGAGACCTTGTCAAAGTACGCCTGCTCTGAGGTCTTTTTTACCTCCGGTTGCTTCTTGGCGTCCTCGGGCTTCTTAGCCTCGTCTGATTTTTTCTTATCGTTGGGCATAGCTTTACTCCTCCTTTAAGATTTTACGGGCCTGTTTGAGCTCCTCAGGCACCAGAGGGCCATTGATGCCCGAGTACCGGTTGACGATCTGCTGAGCCTGGTCCTTGGTCATCTTTTTACCGGCCGCGTCCTTGGGCTCAGACTTTTTATCGGCGGCCTTTCTTGTTGCTTTTGCCATATAGATTTTTAGTTTTTAAGCTACCTTGTTGAGCGGATTGTTCTGCTCATTGTTCAGCCCCTCCGGGCCGTTGTTCAGGGCCTCCTGGGCCTGTTGTGCCTTGTCTTTTTCAGCCTGGAGCCGTTCTTTTTCACCTTCCTTGTCCTCGACGAGCGGGTTCAGGTCAATGGCCGTCTCCTGGCTCAGGATCGGCTTATCACCAAGCAGTGCCTGGGTCAAGATGTTGATCTCCTCTTGCACGTTCGAGGGCAAGAAGTACTTGAACTTTGGCTTTAGCTGCAAATTCTGAGCCGCTACTAAGGCCTGGTTGATGATCGACATGGCACTCTTCAAGAAGTTCAACCGGCGCTGGATCGACTTGCCAAAGATCTCCTCCTTCTCAGCCGCTTTCATGTGACAGGGCATGAACCGCATCTTTAAAGCAGCACCTGAGTAGTTGCCCGCCGCGGTTAAGTCCTCACCGGACAATTTTGGGGTGGAGCTCATGACATAGATGATGTCCCACAGGTTTTGCTGCTCCAGCTTCACGGACTCTGGCGCCTGGGGCCACACGACCATCTCAATCTTGCCACCTTGCTCGACCTCGATGACCTTCCCATCGTCGCCCTTGTCGGCAAAGCTGATGATCTTGCCATACACGGCCATGAGGGGAAACCCCATGTAGTCATTGGCGTTCCCGTGCCGGGAGATGCTCATCTCGAGCCGGTCAATCGGGTTTTGGACGTTGTACCACTCAGCCCTTGGCTGCGAGTAGTAGATGACCGGGATCTTCAAGAACCCGTGCTTCTTGGCGGGCTCGAAGGTAAAGACGTTGTCCACCTTCAGGCCCACGTAGACGTCCGTATCAGTGTAGATGTCAAAGTGCTCTTCTTTTTTGCCCTCTTCCATGAGCGTGTACCCACGCGCGAAGGCCACCATGTCCCCCATCTTGTCAAAGATCGGGTAAAGGCTGTCGCCGAGCGAGTTTGCCAGGAGCCGGACCCGGAGCTTGACCTTGGCCCCCTCGTTGGGGGTGCCCTTCCAGTAGTCGGGTGGTGCCTCCTCTGAAAACCACAGCTCGGCCGCGTCGGTCTCACTCATCATGAGCTTTGCCAGGGTCTTCGAGTCATAGTCTAGCTTGTTGTCGTCCCAGGTCTTTTGGATCACCTCCAGCAGCTTGGCCTCCACCGTGTCCTTCTTGACGGGGGCGTTCAGCTCGATCGGGTTCCCGCACAGGAACGTAGCTCTAAGCGAGACGATCATCTCCTGGAACGGGACCGCGAGCCGGGTCACGAAGACTACCTTGGTGCCGGTTGAGGTCTTGACGGTCTTGTCGGGGTATTTTACCTGGTCCAGGATCACGTCATGGAGCATGGGGTCATACTGCTTGCGCAAGACCTCATAGTTGATGGTCTTGGTGTTTTGGATCGCCGAGATCAGGCGGTTGGGGTCCTTGATAAGCTCGATAAGCCGGGTCAATTCCATACGTGGGCGCAAAGTAGGTCACGTGAGCTGACAAGCAGCGGTAAAAGTTTGTAAGATGAGGCCTTGTGACGTAGTTACAGTGGGTAGAAGTTGGTGATGTTCTTGACCTGCTTCCGGGGTGGCTTCAGGGTAAAGTACTCCCGCTCCATGAAAGCGTCGAGCAGGTCAGGCGAGTCACCGTTGAGCTTGGCCTTCATCTCGTCCTTGCCGATCACCTTGAGCTTACCGTCAAAGTCCACCTTGGCTCGTTTGATGGCCTTGCGCTCCCAGATCATCCGCTGCCTCACGGTCATCTTGTCGTCGTACATCATGTTTGCCACGTGCTCACTCACCCGGTACTTGCCCCGGGCCACCGCGTCGCCCGACCGGTAGTAGCACTGGGCCTTGAGATGCTGATAAGCCTTGGGCTTGCCCTTGTAGACGTCCGGGTCTGGCAACGCGGTCGAACCGTTGTTGAACTCCTGAGCCCCCTCGATAAACCCATCCACGAACTGGCCCACCCCGTCATTGTCAAAGCAGATGTGGTCATTTTGCACGTTGTGCTTCCTAGCCATGTCCTTGATCCCGTTGATCACCTGGTTGCCGTTGCTCTTGTCCATGATGAGGAGATCCACCACCTCGTGGCCCTCCCAGCTCATCACGACAAACTTGTTGCTGCCCTTTAAGGCGATGTCGGCCGTGATAAACCGGCCTTCCCGGTCCACCTCGTACACGTCATTGAACATCCCCAGGAAGCTGGAGTAGTCGTAGATGTCGTTCTCTGAGATGATGGTCTTCCAGTTGCCCTTGAGGAGGCTGGCCTTGGTGGCCTCATCCTGGCTGATCAAGTTTGCCAGGTACCCAGGGTTGGCCTTCATCAGTTCCTGGTTGTCGTAGATCGTACCTGAGATAAAGGTCACCGACTTCACAAACTCCTCAGGCCTGATCTTAGCCTTCACCACCTCAGGCTCGATCAGATACCAGGCCTTCTCGATCACCTCCTGCTTGGTGTCACCCCAGATGGCGTGCTCCCCGTCGACGATCATGTACCGGAGCACCCCGTCACGCTCTGGAATGGGAAAGCCCGTCTCTTGGTCAATCCACCAGCTGATGAACTCGGCCACCCAGCTCTCGGGGTCCGGGTTGCAGGTGGCCCGCACGTAGGGCCTTACCCCACAGGTCGACCGGTTACGCGTGAGCAGGTAAAAGAACATCTTACGCGTAAAGTGGGTGAGTTCGTCAAAGCCCAGGTAGGGGATCTGGGCCCCCTGCCAGTCCAGGATGTTCTTCTCATGTTCCAGGTGCGAGAACTTGAGCTTTGGCCCCTTGGGAAACTGCCACTCCAAGAAGGTCTCATGAGGGGTAGCCTTCGCGTGGGGGTAGATGGTCATCGAGGTGTCCCAGAGGCCACCCTCGTTGCGGATCTGGGTCGTCGTCCGCCTAAAGATCACGCCCCCAAAGCCGGGGATATGGATGTCCCTCAGTGGGTCCAGGAGCAGGGTAAAGGTCTTGCCAGTGCCGGCGGCCGCACCGCCGATGACGATGTCCGCGGGTGAGCTAAGGGCTTTGAGCTGGTAACCTGGCTGAGGTTGGATGATCCGGATCTCAGGCATAGAGTTTTTAAGTTTAAAAAGACCCCTGTAGACACAAGGGTCGTCTGGAATTTACTCTCATGAAAAACTATTCAATCTCTTTTCGGCGGTTTTCAGGCAGCTTGAACATGGTGATTATGTCATTCCCGTCCTCATCGGTCAACCCGTGGTTCACCTTGTCAACCCACAGCTTCTTCTGCCGGTTGGTGAGCCAAAACTTGCCCGCCACGGGGTCCGGTGGGTAGTGCTTTGTAATTTTAGTCGTGGTCAAGGTCTTATCGACGACCCTAATGTCCACATCGTCATGCGAATAACCAATAGCTCGGTGATACATGGCCTGGGCTACATTAGCATCAGCTTTCTCCTTACCTTCGGACAAAGCTAACGCAAACTCGATGTGCTGATTCTTCCATTCTAAGATCGTCTTTTCAGTCACGTGAAAGGTATTAGCCAACATCGGGTCAGTTGCTCCTAACAAAGCCATTTGAAATGCGAGCTCAGCAAACTCTTTCACATACAGTGGCAAGGTGCCACCTCCTGAGTTGCCCAACGCATTCTTGTTGTTCTGAAGTGCACGGCTTATGTTGTAATTTCGCTCTCTTATCTTTTTGATGTCTCGCTTCATGATACTTGCAAATTTTTTAGGGTCTCCTGCACCTTCAGCCGGAAGTCATCATACTGGTGCTCCCACCTGACCACCTGCCGGATGCGGTAGCTTACGTTGCTCACCTTCAGGCCAATGGTCTCAGCCACCGTCGACACAAACCCCGTCTTTCTCAAGTTCAACTCCTCGATCGGTTGATGGTGGAGCTCAGGGTAGTACAGCCGGATCATCGTCGCGATGAAGAGCCGGCACGCGTCGACGTTTTCCATCTTGCGGCTCGGCCCAAAGAAGGCCTCAATGCCAGGCAGGTTGCAGAAGCAGGTGAAGTACACCTGGATCTTTTGGATGTCGTGTTGGAGTGGCTTGTCTTGAGCCAGCTGCTGGATGAGGGTCTCGGCCAGGTCCGGGTGACGTTTCACCACGAGCCGGCCTAAGATCTTGTACTGCTTGGGGCTTAGCACCATGGGAGTTAAAATTAGCCCAAAATGATTCAAATTTAAAAATATTTTTTCACGAGGTCTTTCACGGCGTCCAGGAGCCGGGCCTGGCCGAGGTCTTTCTTAGCCAGGATCTTGATCATTTGCTCGTCCTGCGTGCCCACCGCAACAAGCCGGTTGATGACGACGACCTCAGTCTGGCCCTGCCGGTCAAAGCGCTTGTTGGCCTGCTGCTCAAGCTCGAGTGACCAGCTGGGCAGGCCGAACCACACGACCAGGTGACCACCCGCTTGCAAATTCAACCCGTGACCGGCTGACCCCGGGTGAGCTGTCATGGCCACACACCGGCCCTCATTCCACCTTTTCACGTCCAGGTCCTCGACCTGGGGAAACCTGGCCATGATCCTAGCCTTGTCATGCTTGTACGCGTAAAATATGAAGACCGGTTGACCGTGACTCGCCTCCAAGATCTCACCCAACGCGTCCAGCTTTGCCGTGTGAACCTCGTGCCAAGTGCCCTGCTCGTCATACACCGCCCCATTGGCGTACTGCAAGAGCTTGTTCACCAAGGCTGCCGCGTTGACGGCTGTAATCACCTGACCTTCCAGCGTCATCACCTGGTCACGCTCAAACTTCTCATAGCCGGCCAGGTCGATCTTCACCCGGATGTCGTTCTCTACCCGGCCTGGCAAGGTGAGGTAGTCCTCCTGGCGCATGGAGATGCAGATGTCCTGGATCTTCTCATAAATCTCCCTTTCATAGATGTCCTTACCAAGCAGCTCGTCTCCCTGACGCAGATTCCAACTGTACACAATGTGGCCCTGCCGCTCCGCCGGTGTGAAGTACCTTTCTCGGTACTCGGTTAGGTACCGGCCGAGCCGCCGGCCCTGATCTAGCAGGTACAGCTCGGGCCACAGGTCAAGTAAACTATTCGGCGCGGGCGTGCCCGTCAGCCCGATCACCTGTTTCAATCGTGGTCTTACCTGCCTCAGGGCCTTAAACCGCTGTGCCTTGGCCGACTTAAAGCTCGACAGCTCATCAATGACCAGTCGCTCAAAGTCCCACCTCTTTCCCAGGTGCTGCACGAGCCACACCACATTCTCACGGTTGATCACATACAGATCAGCCGTCTGCTCCAAGGCGGCTACTCGTTGCTTCACGGTCCCTAAGATCTTGCTGACGACGAGATACTTGGTATGATCCCACTTAACGGCCTCCTCAGCCCAGACCTCCTCAGCCACCCGGAGCGGTGCCACCACCAAGGTCTTCAGCCTGGGCTGTATGGTCATTGCGGTTAGCACGCAGATGGTCTTGCCCAGACCCATCTCCATGAACAGCCCGGCATAGGGATGCTCATGCAGGTGATCGATCGCTCGTTGTTGATATGTGTGTGGTTTAAATTTCATCTAAGCATTTTTCAAGTGACTCTTCGTCGTCGATCTTGTAGACCTTGAACCCCAGCGCCTCCAGCTGCGCTCTCACCAACTTCTGCCGTGGGCTCAGGTCCTCACCCGTCGTCTTCAACTCCGCAAAGTAAGACCTCGCACCCAACATCAAGATCAGCCTGTCAGGCCAGCCGGTCTCAAAAACAATGGTTAGCTTGATAATTCGGCCTCCCTTTTTCTTCACGCCGCGAATCAGCTTTCTTTCAAGCAATTTTTCACTAATATGTTTTCGCTTGGTCCTCAACTCATATAATTTTTTCTCATTATAACTGTGCAGGGCTGTGCATAGGTTCGCTACTCTCTCTCTCTACCCTAAATTTTTTAGCTATAAGGCCCGGGATAGGAAACCTATGCACACCCCTGCACAGTTATTATGATTCATGTTAATATCCATACCGTTTTTTGCCCTTCATGCCCTCTTTTCCGGTCTTTCATGTACCGTCTCTCGGTTACCTCCAGATAACTTTTCAAGCACTGCGCGAAGACCTGACTGTCGAGCCCGAACCCATCGACCTCGCACTCACTCGTGAACTTCTTCATCACCTGCTCCAGCGTGAACTTCTTGGGCAGCTCCGTCTCAAACAGCCACTCAGCCAGCTGCTGCGCCAGGTCATCTGAGTCTAGCTTCTTCTCCAGCGTCGCCTTGAGGCTGTTCAGCCTCGTGAGCCGCATGTCGGTCTCGACAAACCCCTCCTGCAAGAACTGCTGCCCGCACCTGGCCAGGTACCAGTAGAACCGGCTCCACTCTGGTTCATCCCAGTCGTCAAAGAACACCTGCTGGTGGACGTGCTTCACGCCCCCCAATTGCGTGTACTTTACGTAGTAGTTCTTCACCGGTAAGATGTACAACCGGCCCAGCATCGAGCTC